GACGAACGTCAGCGTTGCGTTTATCCAGGATGCGACCAACTTTGTCGCGACCAACGTGTTCCCCAATATTCCCGTCCCGAAGCAGTCCGATCGGTACTACACCTATGATCGCGGCAACTTCAATCGGGATGAAATGCAGGTTCGCGCGCCCGGCACCGAGTCGGCTGGCGGCGGCTATACGGTCGACAACACCCCGACCTATTACTGCGAGACCTACGCCTATCACCGCGACATCGCCGATCCCCTGCGTGCCAATGCGGACAACCCGTTGAACCTGGACCGCGAGGCGACCGTCTTCGTTACGACTAAGGCGCTGATCCGCCGTGAGAAGCTTTGGACCAGCAGCTTCTTCACAGGAAGCATTTGGACTAACGACTACGTTGGCGTGTCGACGATCACCAGCGGCCCGCAGTTCCTGAAGTGGAGCGGTGCCACGGCAACCCCCATCCAGGATATCCGCACGGCCAAGCGTACCATTCTCCAGTCGACAGGCTTCGAGCCGAACAAGCTCGTTCTGGGACGTCAGGTCTATGATGCCCTTCTTGACGCCCCGTCGATCATCGACCGCGTCAAGTACGGCCAGACCGGCGGATCGGCCAACACCCCGGCGGTGGTCAACAAGGCCATCCTTGCTAACCTGTTCGAGGTTGGTGAGCTAGTGGTGATGAACGCCATCGAGAACACGGCGCATGAGGGTGCGGCCAATGTCCACTCCTTCATCGGCGGCAACAACGCGCTGCTGTGCTATGCCACTCCGACCCCTGGTCTCATGACCCCAACTGCGGGCTACACGTTCTCATGGACGGGTTATCTGGGTGCCGGTGCTGATGGCAACCGTATCAAGATGTTCCGAATGGAGCATTTGGCTTCGGACCGCGTGGAAATCGAGATGAGCTTCGCTCCGAAGCTCGTTTCGGCCGACCTGGGCTACTTCTTTGGTTCGGCAACCTAACCGCCACCATAAGATGCCCATTGCACGATGGCCCCGGCTGGAAACAACCGGGGCCATTAGCGTCTGATATTGTGCTCGCCGTCTACGCCCTTTTATGGCATCATACAGGGTAGTCTAAGAGAAGGGAAAGCTATGCCATTCACCTATACGGGCGATCCCGCGAACGTGCCGATGGACGCTATCCGCCTTCTGTATGGCGATACCGACGCCAATGACCCCCTTCTGCAAGATGGGGAAATTCAACTGTTTATGGGGAGTAGTACGAACAACTATACCATCGCGTCGGCATGTGCCCGCACGGTTTCAGCTCGGTTCGCGAGGCTTGCAACGACAAGCTCCGATGGGACGAGCATTCACCTCAGCAATCTCCAAAAGCAATTTGAGAACCTCGCCGCGATGCTTGAAGGTCAGGCGCTCCAGGTCGGCGGAGCAGTCCCCTATGCGGGCGGTATCAGCGTGGCGGATAAGCTGCAACAGCAACAGAACAACGACAGGGTTACGCCAAACTTTGTCCTGGGCATTGAAGACAACCCAAACGTCGTGCCCATCCAGAATGTGCCTTGGATGTACCCGCTATGACATTGCTCGCGGATCAATCTGTCTATCAAGTGGCGCAGATGATTTCCACGCTAAAGCGGACGTTTACCTATCGTCGCATAACGCCAGGAACCGGACCCAACCCCACCAACACATACGTCGATTACACCGTCTACGGCATTTCCAAGCGCATCACCGTGCAAGTGTTCGATGGCACTATCACGCAGAATGTCAGCCGCCGTATCACGCTGCTGCCGATTGACAGGTTTGGCAATGCAATCCCCGTTCCGAATACAGAGGACTTAGTCATCGAGGGGGCTACCGAATACCGTGTTGTTCAGTCGTTTCCCTTGCAGGCCGCCGATCGCACGGTTTGCTTTGGGTTGAACGTGCAGTAATGGCCGACTTTTCCCTCCAAGTACAGGCTTGGGCAGATAAGACGGCAGCCGATAATACGGCGCTGCTACGTGGTGTCTGCATGGCGCTAATGACGCGCGTAAAGGAGCTTAGCCCGGTTGACACCGGATACTTCCGGTCTTGTTGGATCGACGCTGTCAATGGGGCAACGGTTACGCTAGGCGATACGGGTAATACCCCCGGCGCGGCCATTGCAATGGCGGTAGCGGGCGATACCGTGTCGATTGTCAATCCCGTCACCTATGGCCGTCGCCTGGAATACGGCTTCGTGGGCACGGACTCCTTGGGCCGAAGTTACCACCAAGAGCCGCGCGGCTTCGTTGCACAAACGGTTGCGGAGTATCCGTCCATCGTTGCGCAGGTTATGGCGGGGCTTTCCAAATGAGGATTTCAATCGCAGAGGTAGGGCAGGCATTTCAGTCCGCCTTTATGTCCGGACCCTTCTACGATGAGGCTAATACGGCGTGGCCGAATAAGTCGTATGCCCCCTCCCCACTAACTCCGTGGTGGGCAGCGAAGATCGTTGCCGTCAGTCGTATACGCGTCGGCGGAGGACTAAATGGGTGCTTCCATTGGACTGGTAACTTCCAGGTTGATTGCTATACGCAGCTCGGGGCGGGCGAGCTGCCTAACTGGACAGCACTTGATGTGGTGCTGTCCTACTTCGATAGCGTAAAGACATTGACAACTACCAATGGTCTTGTTATAACATTGCAAGGCGGTACACCAACACCATCGCTTACCGAGAAGCAGTGGATACATGGTATTGCCCGCATCCCCTTCTTTGGCGTTGAACTCCCGTAGCAAAAAGGAACTGCTGAATGACTACTATTGCAACCGGCGTAGGCAAACAGGTCCGCTACGCGAAAGAGACGACCTTTGGTACTCCGGCAACTGCCGGTGGAACAAGCCAACTTGTTCGGCGCGTTACCTCGGGTATTAATCTGACCAAAGATACCTATAAATCGAGTGAGATCCGTCCGGATTATCAGATCAATGACTATCGGCATGGGCACCATAAGGTCGCTGGACCTATCAGCGGTGAACTTAGCCCGAAAACGTGGAAAGATTTTCTCTCTGGCGCACTTATGCAGGCGTGGGTTACTGAGTCCACTACAGGTGCCCTTTCCACGGTCACAGCGGCCAGCACCGGTGCAACGACTGGGACATTTACCAGGGATGCTGGTTCGTTCCTTACTGATGGATTTCGTATTGGTGATGTTGTCAGGCAAACTGGGTGGACAACGACTGGTACCGCCAATAATAATGTAAACTATCGCATTACGGCATTGTCCGCATTGGTTATGACTGTCTCCGGGGTAGTGGTGTCGAAGGCGGAAGGTGACGCCGTAACTACCGTTACCCCTGGGTCTAAACTGATGGCCCCACTTTCAGGACAAACCAATGATAGCTTCACTATCGAGCATTGGTTCAGCGATGTTTCTCGAAGCGAGGTTTACAGTGGTTGCCGGGTTAGTCAGGTTGATCTGAAGATGCCTGCAACCGGGATCGCCACGATTGACTTCGCCTTTATGGGGCAAGATCGGCAACCAGCAGGAAGTTCCGCGTATTTTACTACCCCAACTGCGGCGACTACTACAACCGTATTAACGGCAGTTAATGGACTTGTACGTGTTGGTGGTACCGACATTGGAACGATGACGAGTCTAACGCTGTCTATTAAGCGCAGTATGACGGAGGGATCGGTTGTTGGGTCCAACGTAACCCCCGATGTATTCCGTGGACCTGTTGATGTTAGCGGACAGTTCACCGCGTACTTTGCAGACGGTGAACTGTCGGATGACTTCGTCAATGAGTCCGAGATTGGGCTATGGGCGCTTATGAATACAAACAGCACAGCAAATACAGACTTTGTTGCATTAACCATGAACCGAATTAAGCTTGGTTCTGACTCTGTAGACGACGGGGTAAAGGGCCTCGTTCGTACCTATTCCTTTCAAGCACTTCTACAGTCAGCAAATTCTGCAATGGATGCTACTACCATTTCTATTCAAGACTCTTTGGCCTAATCCGCTTCCCGATAGCGGTAATCCGTCCAGACGCTATGCCATGCAGGCAGAACAGATGGACAATTAGGGCGGTGTGTCGGGCACCACCCTAACCTCTCCCCGACGGAGGCCTTTATGGACCTTAACGATCTTGCTTCTCTCGATACCGCTGATTTTACGGCAACCCACCCAAAGACACTAAAAAAAGTTCGAGGATCTGATGATAAGGCGTGGGTATGGACTATTGCCGGTCCGGCCCACCCCCTCACCCTTGCGATGAAATCGGAAGCGCGTCAACGTGCCGCTGACGCCAGTAAGGCATCAGATGGTGAAATTAGCCAAGAGCTGAT